CCAGGTGAAAGAGGTTGTGCGTGTTATCTGTTCAGCCTGCAATGGGAAAAAGGTGATTAGCTGCGCTTGCGGCGATTGCCGGGGCCGCGGTAAAGCGGTAAACAAACTTCTCACCGATAAGCAGGGCGTGCCGGTTCTGGCCGATTGCAAACGCTGCAGTGGACGCGGCTATGAGCGAATCCCTTCAACTGAGGCGTATGCAGCTGTTTGCCAGATAACTGATGCTATCACGCTAGATACCTGGAAGAAGTCCGTTAAGCCATTCTACGATCAGCTCATCTCCAAGTTTGATATCGAAGAAGCGTGGGCAGAGGAGCAACTTAAGCAGATAACAAAATAGGGCGTTATTTTATCGTGAGCTATTTACTTTTCCCGAATCTGTGGTAATTTTGCTCTAACGATGGGTTATTGCCTTCGTTTAAAGCCCTGCGGTTAACACTGTGGGGCTTTTGCTTAAATGAAGCCTCGGCATCCCGCCGGGTTTTTTTCTTTTTAGGATCAGAGGCACAGGGGTTGTGCGTACGGCTGTTAACTGAATTGTCGAAGGTTCGATTCCTTTGCCTGGCACCATTTTGCCCGTAGCTCAGATGAAAGACCAACCGCCTTCTAAGCAGTTATTCGCTAGTTCGAACCCAGCTATGCGAGCAAGTTTAAAATTCACATCGAGGTATCAAACCTAGCTGTCAATTTGATATCTTCCTTACAGGAAGATGTTAAATGGATGAACGGTAATGAGATTTCCGACAAGGTTAGATCTGATCTAATTCAGTTTTGCAGTCATTTGGGTAATTTGGTGCGCATGGGCGGACAAAATCACTCATGACGCTTACCTTTTTGATGTGGTGCTTTATAAGTCATTAATTGCTGGGGCTTCCTTCCTGACAGGAATGTTCGTTGCTTGGCGTGTGTACCGAAGCAATAAGAACGCAGCAGGTTTGGTTAAAAGGCTTTCCGGCGTTTGCCTTACCGTTATGCTGTGCCTGTCCTTCACTTTTTGGAACGTTCCAGAATTAATAATGATCTCATCAGCTAATAAGTATGTAAGTGACAATTACAGATTCAAGATGAGGTACCCCATACAATCTGGAGGAAAAACCAGATCATGTAAGGCTCGTGTTATTTACTATGACACATATCTTAAGCGTGAAATCGCTTTCTGCCACTGGGATGAGGCTCCATCTTTTTTCTATAAGGATTATATTCGAGTAGATAAACTGATTTCAGGTATGGGCGGGCAAATTCTTCACCACGAAGCTGTTAATTAAGTAAATCGCATTCAAATTCAAGAGGTCGCCTTATGGCGGCCTTTTCTTTTTCCAGGCCCCAGGAACCATTCTCAATACGCCTACCTGTTAAATCGTCCAGAGGACCTGACCCCTTTCAAACAAATAACACCCGCTAACTACGCGAGGTGAGAGCATGAATCGCATGGACAAAATAACCACAGGTGCTGCGTACGGCGCTTCTGCCGGCAGCATCCTCAACGGCATGCTGAATGCCTACAGCCCCGAGCAATGGAACGCTATAGGCGTGCTGGTGGGCATCATTGTTGCCGTTCTGACATACCTGACAAATCTTTATTTCAAAATCCGCGAAGACAACCGCCGCAACAGGAGCCGAGATGAACCCGACACTCAGGAATAAGCTGGTGGGTGCCATCGTTGGCGGTTCCGGAGCTATCACCATTGCTGCGGTAATGCTGGGCAATGCTGATGGGCTGGAAGGGCGGCGCTATTACACCTATCAGGATGTGGTCGGCGTCTGGACTGTTTGCGATGGGCACACCGGCGCTGACATTCGCCGCGGTGACCGCTACACCGACAAAGAGTGCGACAACCTGCTGAAGGCAGATCTGCGAAAGGTGGCAAACGCCATCGGCCCGCTGATCAAGGTTCGAATCCCTGATCCTACCCGCGCCGCGCTTTACTCCTTCACTTACAACGTTGGTTCTGGTGCTTTCGCCAGCTCCACGCTGCTGAAGAAACTGAACGCCGGAGACGTTCCGGGAGCATGGAAAGAGCTGCAGCGCTGGACGTATGCAGGTGGCAAGCAGTGGAAGGGGTTGATTACCCGTCGTGAGATTGAGCGTGAAGTTTGTGAGTGGGGCCAGAAATGAGCCGATTATCAGCAATCTTCTGCGCTGTCGTTATCTGTCTGCTGGTTTCCATGGCCTGAGCGCTTAACTATTACCGCGGCAATGCCATCACTTATAAAGACCAGCGCGATAAAGCCACTGAGAAACTCAGCCTGGCGAACACTACCATCAAAGACATGCAGACCCGACAGCGAGATGCAGCGGCACTGGATGCTAAATACACCGGAGAACTGGCTAATGCCAAAGCTACTATCGATCAGCTTGAGCGCGATGTTGCTTCTGGCAAGCGTCGGTTGCAGCTCAATGCCAGATGCACCGCGAACGGAGCGACCGGCACCGGCGGCCTGGGCGATGCTTCCGGCCCCCGACTTACTGAATCCGCTGAGCGGGATTATTTCACCCTCAGAGAGCGAATCATCACAGTGACCAAGCAGGTTGGCTATCTGCAGGATTACATCAGAGAGCAGTGTCGGATGTGAGTGTTTTTAGCACACAATCATTCATCATTTGTGCTGCTAAGACCCGAGAAACCTAATCCTGATATTTTGAAATGTTCTAAATCTTGAGCGACTTTTCGTCCTCGTTTGGCGGCATCAGTACGATACAAAGTTTCGACAAGTTCACTTAATTGGGTACAGTATTTTTTAATTTCATCTAACGTAATGGTTTTATCATTTTGGTCACTGTGTAAAACTTCATCAAACGAGGATTCGCCAGGTTCAGCATCAGTCCAGAAAACAAGCTTAACTGTATTGTGAGCAATAATGTTCCTTACTTTAGTCAATTCTTCAACATGCTTAAATGCCTGAATAAGGTCTTTTTGGAGGTCGGGGTATTCATTAGAGTTTTCAAGTAAATCATTGATAAGTTTTATTTTTCTTCCTAAGGCCAAATCCTTGACATGTTTGTAAACGGCTGGTTGGGTTAGTTCTTCCAATAGGCTTCGGCTAAATGATTCTACCGCTCCAAATTCCAACATGAAATTTCCCACATATGGTGCCCATTTATCGATATCTACTATTTTCATTACCATCTCCAAAGCCAGACTTATAGATCACTTTGAAACTTTGCTGATACTAACGGAGTTTCAACATAAGGCATCTACTAACCACTAATCATCCAAAGAGGTGAATTTCACGACCAAGATGTAACAAGAAATCCTAGGATTAGTTAGAGGGTTTTGCGTTAGCGCCGATTTACTCTAATCAAATTCGTTATGGAGTGAGGTTTCCACTCGGAGCTAATCAATCGAAAAATAATCCTCTTCTGTTACTCCCAGAAAATCGAGTATCGTGAGTAACTCAACAGGGTTTGTTTCAAACCATTCAGTTCCAGAGCTAACTGATTCATCCTTAGTTTTCTCGTAGCAACTTCTTCCACGCAGTTTGTAAATCCCATGAATTGTAGACTCTAATAGCTTTGGGTTCTTTGAGTTAATTGCATAAAGCACTACAGGCGCTTCAGGAAAGGCGGTTGCTTGGGTCATCAATCGGGTTGTTACATAGCGATCAGTCTGGCCGATTTTAATTGGCCATGAGTTTTTTCCTTCTAAGCCTGCTAAACGCTCATACGAAGGATAGTAGTATGCATATACAGCTCCTGAAGTTTCTTCCTGGTCGAAGGGGATGTCGTCTGAATCATCAGGCAGCACATGACTTGAATATTCTACATCTGATTTGTCTCCAATAATGTAATGCCCTTTAACTACCTGCTTTGGAATTTCGCCTTTTAAAAGAAGACTTGATAACGCTTTCTTCACAGTAGAGGTCTTGTCTGATCTACTGTCAATCCCACCGTTTTTAAGGTGATAATCATAAACTCTCTCAATGATTTCTGAACGACTTAGATTACCACTGCAGCACAAGAAAATGACCTTTTCAACACCTCCAGGTGTTAAGGGGAACCCGGCAAAGTCATATTGTTCAGGCGTTGATTCAATAAAGTTATTCTTATCTTCTATGATTGTTAAATCCGTCACATGAGCTCCAAAAGAAAGTAATTGACTAGCCCAGCGGAGACATACGCTTATCTAGGCTTTGATTTATATAGTGATTGTAATATCGCTTCGATTGCATCAGAACTCCAGAGGAAATTATGGCAAAACCGGACTGGGGAGAGCTTCAGCAACGGTTCCTGTCCGAACATGCCGCAACCGGCGTATCACCGAAGGAGTGGTGTGAAGCGCAGGGACTGAATTACGCAAGCGCCCGTCGATATATTAAAAAGCCTACTGCGCAAAGTACGCAAAAAAATGCGCAGAAGAAAGTGAGCAATGCGCAAACTGAAAAATGCGCAGAAGAGCTGGTAAACAGCAGCCTCAGCCCGAAGATAAAACTCTTCATTGCTGAGTATCTCAAGGATCAGAACGCTACGGCAGCCGCAGAGCGGGCTGGCTATAGTGACCCAAACTATGGACGTCAGCTTATAGCGAATCCTAACGTTGCGCAGGCCATTGCGCAGCATCAGAAAGCCTCCATTGCGCGTACGCTTGCTGATGCCGATGAAGTATTGGCCCAGATGTGGCAACTCGCCACTTTCGATGCAAACCAGCTCTCACAATACCGTCGCGGCGCGTGCCGTTACTGCTGGGGCTTCGGTCATCACTACCAGTGGCGCGATGCTGTGGAGTTCGAAGAAGAGACGGCAAAAGTCGAGGGTAGAGAAGGAGTAAGACAACCTGAGGACACCGGCGGCTATGGTTACGACCACAACCGCGAATCAAACTCAGCGTGCCCTCGCTGCAACGGCGACGGCATTGGCCAGCCTTACTTCCCTGATACGCGCAAACTCCCGGCTGTTTCCCGGCTCGCTTACTCGGGTGTGAAGGTCGGCAAGAACGGTGTTGAAATCACAGCCATCAGCCGCGAGCGTATGTTCGAAGCGGTAATGAAGCGGCTTGGCCTGGCGGATAGCGAGTTCGCGCAGCGGTTGCAACAGATCGAACTCGACCGCCGTCTTCTAGAAATCGAGAAACTCCGTAAAGAGCTGGCCGGTGATGGTGAGGGCGATGAACCAACCCCAGTGCAGATCAATATCAACGTAGTGGATGCGAGGGCAGACGATGGGGATCAGCCCGACACTTAACATTCCTCAGGCGCGCTTCCTCGCGATGCAGCATAAGTTCAAAGCCTACGTTGCCGGTTTCGGTTCTGGTAAAACGTGGGTGGGTTGCGGCGGCATCTGCAAGGGAATGTGGGAGTTCCCGAAGATTAACCAGGGCTACTTCGCGCCGACGTACCCTCAGATCCGCGACATCTTCTATCCCACCGTTGAGGAAGTGGCCCACGACTGGGGCCTGACAGTCAAAATCAATGAGGGAAACAAGGAGGTCCATTTCTACGAGGGGCGGCGCTATCGCGGAACAACGATCTGCCGGTCGATGGAGAAGCCAGGCTCGATAGTCGGTTTCAAAATCGGTAACGCGATGGTCGACGAGCTGGACGTTATGCCGGCGGCAAAAGCGCAGCAGGCTTGGCGAAAAATCATCGCACGTATGCGTTACAACGTTCCCGGCTTACGGAACGGCATCGACGTTACAACAACACCGGAAGGCTTCAAGTTCGTCTATCAGCAATTCGTGAAGGCGGTGCGGGATAGGCCTGAACTGGCTGCCCTGTACGGATTGATTCAGGCCAGCACGTTCGACAATGCGAAGAACCTCCCTGACGATTACATTCCGTCATTGCTCAGCTCATAACCGCTACTTTCAAGCAGGCATACGCACCATGATCACAGAAGATTACCAGCGACTCGAACCGGGCAATAAAATTCGCCTCATTGAGGTTGATGGCTCCACATTTGGTGTCGATGACGTACTGCGTTTTCATGCGTACAACTTGCCCCATACAGCTGATGAAATTGCCGCTGCTGGTGGGGATGAAACGAAACTTGTAGCAAAGAGTATCTGGTGGCAGGGAAAAGAATATGCCGCATGGCCATACCAGCTCGAAGGGCTTGAGGCATCAACCGACGGCAGCAGCGCACAGCCGACCCTGACGGTGGCAAACATCGACAGCTCGATCACTGCGCTCTGTCTGGCCTACGACGACATGCTCCAGGCGAAGGTTACTATTCACGATACTTTTGCCCATTATCTGGATGCCAGAAACTTTCCCGAAGGTAATGCGACTGCTGATCCGCTTCAGGTCAGAAAACGGGTGTTCTACATCGATGGAAAGAACAACGAACTGGCGGGGGAAAGCGTCGAGTTTATTCTCACCAGCCCGATGGATCTTCAGGGGTTAATGATTCCGACGCGTCAACTCCACTCGCTATGCACATGGTGTATCCGCAACCAGTATCGCTCGGGTGACGGGTGCGATTACGCCGGCACCAGTTACTTCGACCTGAACAATAATCCGGTAGACGATCCGTCGCTTGATGCCTGCAACGGCACGCTTACCGCATGCAGGTTGCGGTTTGGTGAGAACGAAGAATTGCCCTTCGGTGGTTTTCCGGGCACTTCCCTTATCAGGAGCTAATCATGCGTCAGAAAACGATAAACGCCATCATGGCTCATGCTGCTGCAGAGTACCCACGTGAGAGCTGCGGAGTGGTCGCGCAGAAAAGCAGAGTGGAGCGCTATTTCCCGTGCCGTAACTTATCGACTGAGCCAATGGGGCAATTTCATCTTTCACCTGAGGATTACGCTGAAGCTGAAGATTGGGGAACGGTGATTGCTATAGTTCATAGCCATCCTGACGCTACGACTCAACCAAGCGAGTTGGATAAAGCACAGTGTGATGTGACGCTTTTGCCCTGGCATATCGTGAGTTGGCCTGAAGGAGATCTGTGTACCATTCAACCGCGTGGTGAGTTACCGCTAGTGGGGCGTCCGTTTGTTCTGGGCGTGTACGACTGTTGGGGGCTTG